AATAAATGTTGCAATAGTATTGTTATCTGTTACCATAGTGACATACACAAGGGGATACGCTATGAGAGCAGCAACTTTTAACTGGTTGAATACAGTAGGTGATTTGGAAATAAAAGGTAGTTTTTTGCGATTCACTTTATCGAGCACAAATAACTATAACGAGCTTGAGCAAATCACCGCAGATGTTCAGTTAGATTCAAATACTGTTGAAGCATTCGACAGTGCAAACCCTGAGAATGGTTTTGACATTGAAGTTCCGCAAGTTAAAACACGCATTTGTACGGTGTGTGACTGGGATAATGTTCACGCTATCGAAGGCCAGCCGTTTGAATTGACTGCTGATCAACACCGTTTTTTAAATGAATATTTAGATGAGTTGGTGGCTTAGGCTGCCTTGGAGAAGAAAGTGAATAAAAATATGCGCCTATATTTGATACCAAGCTCACTAAGACACTCTAAGCTAAATATGGAGGAGTTTAAATCATGGTGTGCAGATAATGGCTATGATGTGACAAGTAGTAATTACTTTCAGGTCATCAAGCCAAATGGTGATATATGTAAAACATTTAAAAACAATAGGTGCAATAAGAATTTTCTTTCAGTTTGTCGTAATTTTTTAATTAACTACAAAGGCCGAGAAATGAGATACTGCAACAAGCGAGATGTTTAGGAGAACTAAAATGAACGAACTAACCACCCAAACCATTGACCCAATGCTACAAATGATTGAGCGTGTAGCACTTGATCCAAATGCAGACGTTTCTAAGCTAGAGAAATTAATCGAACTTAGTGAGCGTGTTAGCGACCGTCAAGCTAAGGCTGATTTTGATAAAGCGATGCTAGGTTTTCAAATTGAAAAAGGTGTAATTGAAAAAGCATCTACAGCAAATAAAACCAAGTATGCCAAACTTGAGTACATGCAGTCCATTGTTGACCCTGTATTACGCAAGCATCAATTGTTTGTACGTTGGAGTACCGAAGCATTGCTTAGTGGCAAAACTCGCGTTACGTGCATTTGTACGCATATCGGTGGGCATAGCGAAACCTCAAGCATGGATGTAAACCCTGATAAAAGCGGAAGCAAAAACGAGATTCAAGCGGAAGGCTCAGCAATTACTTATGCACAGCGTTACACCATGAAATCATTGCTCGGATTGGTTATTGCGGAAGATACGGACGGCAACGTAAAAGCAACGCTTACAGCTTCACAGGTTAAGATTCTTGAAAAGAAATTATCTTTCTTGGGTGGTGATGTGAAAGAAAAAATGATTGCTCACATTGGCTGCGAGTTGAATGAAATTGAAAAGGGTGCATTTGACTACTGGTGTAATGCCTTGGATTCTAAAGTGGCTAAGAAAGGGGAAGGGGAATGATTGAGGTTAAGGTTGTTTTTGATAAGGATGAAATTATTGTTAATAATTGCTCTATCAGCATGAAATTTGATGATGAATTTAAGGATGAATACGGCAATCCGATAACCCAAGTTTTAGAGGAAGCAATCCGCTACTGCATGGAGCAAAGTAATGCAAATCCACACTAACATCGAACAAGGCACAAAAGAGTGGCTAGACCTTCGCTTAGGTTTAATCACTTGCTCTGAAATCAAAACCATTCGTGCTGATGGTGCGGGGGCGCAGACCTACATTAACGGTTTGGCTTATGAGCGTATCACTGGCGAACCTAGCTCGGTATTTGCAGGCAACGAGTGGACAGAACGTGGTCATGAGCTAGAACCTATTGCGCGTGACCTGTACCAACAAAAGACAGGGCATGAAGTTGAAGAAGTCAGCTTTATTAAAAACTTAGGGTTTGGGTACAGTCCTGACGGTATTGTCAGCGATCATGGATTAATAGAAATCAAAGCAAAACAGCCACAGGTTCAAATTTCTATCTTGCGTTCGGGTGAAATACCAAAAGAACATTTAGACCAATTAGATGGTGGCCTATTGTGTTCTGGTAGAAATTGGATAGACTTTATCGCTTACTGTCCAAACCTACCAATTTTCATTAAGCGCGTTTATGCGGAAGAACGCAAAGCACAGCTTGAAAAACTTAACACTTTAATTGAAAAGTACAACAAACAGATTGACGATGTTGTTAATCAAATTATGGAGATGTATTGATGCTAGAACTTTTTAAAAAGCATTCCGAGTTTTTAGAGTTGAATCTAAACCTCGATAATGAACCGTGTGAAAAGCGCATTTTAAAATTCACGGATGCAAAAACAAACAAGCATTATCTTTCATTCTATGCAACCTATATGAAAGGTCGCAAGTCTGCATTTGATGACTTGGGTATTTGGGCTGTACAGAATGTTGGTAAATTTAATTAAGGGGTAAGTTATGCGCGGTGTAAATCGAGTAATTCTAATTGGAACTTTAGGAAAAGATCCTGAAACAAAAACATTTGCGAATGGCGGATCATTAACACAGTTCAGTATTGCAACCTCTGAAAGTTGGACTGATAAAAATAGCGGTGAGCGCAAAGAACAAACTGAGTGGCATAACATTGTTTTGCAAAATAGACTTGGTGAAATTGCACAGCAGTACCTAAAAAAAGGATCTAAAGTTTATATTGAAGGCTCTTTGAATACTCGAAAATGGACAGACCAGAATGGTCAAGAGCGATACACAACTCAAATCAAGGGCAATCAATTACAGATGCTTGATAGTAAATCGGACTCCCAACCGTCACAGCAACAGCAACCAAAACCGCAACCACAGCAAAATAGCTACACAGCGAAACCGCAGCAAGCCTATAAACCCCAAAATGGTGGTGGTGAGATAGAGGACGATCTTCCATTCGCTCCAATTCATTACTCTCTAACATAGACCAATAAAAAGCCCTCTTAATCGAGGGCTTTTCTTTAGCTTAAAAATAACAGTTTTTCCTTGTCTCTGCGATTCGCTAAGCCTTGCATACGCTTACCTCCTGCATTGACCCACACATTGAATTGATCTGCTGCGCCTTGATAATCACCAGTATTCAATTTCTTAACCAGTGTAGAGCTTTTAAATGCACTTGATCCAATGTTGTAAGCCAAAGAGACCAAAGCATCAAACTGGTTCTGATTTAATGGAACTTTTACAGAGCTATTTACCGTGTGTTCAAATTCAATTAAATCATGGCGCATGTATTCTTTTGCTTGCTCAAGTGTGCACGTATCTCCTTTCTTAACACGCACACCATTAGGGTATTTGATTGTTCCAAATCCAATAGTCCAAACGCCAACACCATCATCATAAGCAACAAGACGTTTCCCTTCAAACTCGCAAATCAGATCAACACCTTTATTGCTAACTGACATTGATTCAGGAATACCAAGCATATTCTTAACTGCATCGAAATCAATTGATAATAGCTTATCAGTTGCAATCACTTGCGCTTGCGTTAATACCCCGCCGCTTAGTTCTCTAAGATAGTCAAATATAATTTTACTATTCACTTACCGCCCCTTTTGTCATAAGCTGTACGCCATATTGACACGAAAATATTTAAAGCTGTAATGCCTAGATAGCCTGAAATTGATATAGAGATAGCAGACCATCCGTTTAGAATCACAATTCCGTTTTCTGATCTTGATTGCAAAAACCAAAACATGATAAGTCCTGCAAAAGATGAACTTGTCAACTTTACTAATAAATTAAATAATACTGTCTTCATGGGAGGTTTAACTTTTGCTTTGTGCAGTTTTTCTAAAAAGTCCACGATACCACCAAAACAAGCAATCACAAATACCGTCAAGTATGTAAGCGCCGCTCCCCAATCGAAGTTAAACTCGATCACTAAATTTCCCCTATATAAGTTTTACTTATGATAAAGCAATATGTTTGTTTTTTGTAGCAATAAAAAAGCCCTGCAAAAGCAAGGCGGTTTTCTAACGAAGTTCTGCCCAACCATCAACCAATGCAGTGACCCTATAAGTGCTCCCGCTAGGGATAATTGCTGTAGCTTGAACACCAACCGATCCCGATGTTCCATCAATAGACGCTACCGTGACACCGTCAACAATTAAGGAAGGATTTGTGTCCGCACCCTGCCAGATTGATACCTGAATTGGTCTCCCTGTATTGTTTATGTAATCTGTATTAATTGATCTAACAGATAAGACATTTTGCCAAATTTGCCCCACCCCAAGCATCTTGTCATTCAGGGATTTAGCTTGTGCTGCTGTTGCTGCTTGAGTGGTACTTACACTTGTTAGTGTATTGTTCAATTGAACAACACCAATAGCGGTCGTGCTTGCATTTGGGAGTTGAACAATAGGAACTTTTGTATTCGCATCCAGTGAGGCTGCACCGTTTGCGGCACCAACTTTATTGGATTCTAGCTTATTATCCTGTAGAACTTTACCTTGTGCAGCACTCAAGGCCTTTGCGCTGTCATTTGTTGTCAGGTTATCAACAATAAAACCAGAACCGTTATATACGCGCCATCCTGACATATTGCTATTTGGATTGTTGCTGTTTAATGGTTCTGTATTTTGGAAAGTCGTTAAGTTGTCATTTGATCGCACTAATGCCCCAATTGGATATGGTGCAAGACTGGAATCAAACTGATAAGCGTTTCCTTTTTGCATAAAAACAATAGCTTGGGATAAGACATTTAAGATGCCATTAATATCTAAGCCGTCAGGTGGTTCACCACCGATGTCTTTAGGGATTCGTGTATCAGGAGGAAATCCCACTTTCCATGATGCACGATAAACAGGGTCGCCAATACTTAGTTCTAGCGGGATTGGGTTTTTTTCGCCATCTTGGGCGAATGGAGTGAGGATTAATTCAGGGTTTGCCATTTATTAATTTCCTAGTTGTGCTGTTCCGTTAAGCAATATCGTGCCGTTTAATGGGAATCCTTGTAATACTTCTTCATATTCTACCGCTACCCCACAAGGCTCTGGGAGTAATCCAAGGCGAAATACAATCATTCGATCAAACGCAGATAGCCGACCTTGAAACTGATACTTTGCTTGCATGATGCCTGTCAATAAATAAACAGACGGTGTTTCAAGTAGAATTTTCAGCAATTTATTAATATTTGGCGCAGTTGCTAAAATAATATTTGCAGTTGCTTTGGCGAAAATCAATTTTCGATAGAGACTATCAGGAAGTGAGTAAGCATTAAAACCACCTGAATCGGTTCGAAATGGCGCGACATTGAAAGGCGTAAACTTTGGCTCAGGCAAGTCTGTACGAAATCCGAAAGATTCTTCTTCTGGGTTTTGCAGTGGAACATTTCGCCCAATACCGACAATGCGCCCCCATATATCAAGCCCAACCCCTTGTGCTGTCTCAAGGTTCCACATAATACGATAAAAGTCTTGTATGTTTTTGGTTGGGTCAATCGCGTTATGTAGTTCCTGAATGATCAACATCAAGCGCGGACTGTTTGCATATTGTGATGAGATAGTGTCTTCAATTCTAAACATTAAACCACCTCAATATCTGCCAGTGAACATACAGGGAATTGATCCACGCCAAATTCTAAGCGATCTACCCAAGTTACGCCATCAAGACTGACTTCAATTGAAACCAACTCAAGATCGGTTACGCTTGTCACCGCAGACACGTACTGTACAGCACGTAAGTTTTGAGCGATACGCGCCCTTGTTCTGCCTGAGCTTAACGCGGTCAAGATAGCACTCTTAATAGCTTGC